CAAGCTTCTTATGACGCTGCTTTACGAGTCCTTAGGTCTAAGTCACAAGAATTAGCCATCAGAACGGCTCGCGGTAATCCTTTGCCTATTGCTATATTGCGTAGCATTATTAATCCTCCTGATCGCCTTCGACCGACTCTTGCTCGGTTGAGAGAAATACAAAGCTTTTCAGAGAGATTTGGATTACAAGCTGAAATAGCAATTGTGCTTAATTACCGTTATGGTTATGGACAGATCCCGACGCCGGCCAGGCGTCGACCACGAGTTACTCGACCAAATCCCTATCGCTAATGATGGCCCGAAGTGAGTTGCGCCTGCGCCCCATTATTACCTCACTTCGGGCCGTGGGCCAGTACTGAAAACACGTGGAAACCTACGTATGTAACGTGTAGTACAAGGCCTACGGCCAAGCTATAATATATCATTTATAGCTATCCCCGGTTTCAACCACACTACACCTCTCCAGTTATGCGGCATATAAAATGTCGCCGTTGGTGATATTTCCTGTGGATAGTCACTTACTCGCATTTTATGTTGTGCATACCAAAAAGATTCATGTCGGGACACTAAATTCCACGGCGCTTGTGGCGCTGGTTTTACGTTTGTTTCCATAGAACAGAAGTCGTCGTTTTCTGGAAAGACCGTAATTGGCCAGTTGAATGTTTTGTTACCAGCAAATTTTTGCACAGGTATTTCCCAGTGCCGAAATCCATTTGCGGTATCGTATGAATTCCAAGTCCATGAAGACGATAGTGTCCACCCATTACCTATTGGTTCTGGTGTGACGGTGAAGGTAGTCGGTGTGCTTGAAATCGCTTGTATTGTTCTGTCTGTATTTTTAACAACCTTGATGTTAAAATAAGATTCCCAGTTCTGTTGTTTTTTGAATTCAAAACTGTATCCGGTAGGGAGATTAGTTTTGATATTTGAAACCATCCAACTTTGACGACGGTTGACGTCGTCTTCCAGAAGTTGGGATGCTGGTATTCTTATTCGGAAAAGAAAATCATTGAATCCAGTTACAAAACTTAATTTTTGCGTTCCTGTCAAAACAACGTTTTGTGTTCCACTCGAAAACGTTGTATTTGCAGGCGAATTTGCTGGTACGGTCGCAATCAAATTTGTTTCAGAGGCAATGCTCCCGTCAGTGTTGTAACCACTAATAAATAAGCTTGCAGGTGCAGGTGTTGGTTGAACAAATGCTAATTTGAAGCTTGTTTCGACACTTATAATTGGGTCGGGGAGTGTTGCAAGATCGGCACCTGGTGGCACATAGTACGGAAAACGAAATATTTCATTGTTCATTTCCGTGTACGTGTATTCCGGTCTTCCGTTTCTAGTTGTTACGAGTTTTGTCGAACCATCCTTTGTACCGTTGCACGCATGCAAAGGCATTGCTCTTGCTTCTGTAAATTGACCTGCTGGCTTGTATGTGACGCTATTGAATTCATCTGTTTCATTAAGCGTCATAACAGCTGGAGTTGTATCAGTCAATGTGGCGGTTAAGCCAGGGGGTGGATCTGGTCCTCCATCAGGGGGGTCTACCACCGGTTCATCGCGCCCCCCTTCACCAAGGTTTGGCGTGTACCCTCCATCGCCTTCAGAATCGCTATCGGACAGCCAGTGTCCGTAATAGAAGTCGTAACGATATATGCTCATAATTTTAATTTGTGAGCATGTACTATCGAAAGTATGCCAAACGTCGTCGTCCCGCTGCTCGTCGCAGGCGGTATGCTGGTTCAATGCGAACGACCTCTAGGGGTACCGCAGCTATTGGACAGCTTGCAGTTTACGCTAACCCGTTTAGTACTGCAACGACAAATCCTAAAATTCCCGATGGAAAGGCTTATCATTCTACAGGCTTGCGTCTGCAAGCAGTGAAAGAGTTTGTGAATAACACAACACCTACTATGGATTTTCTTTTATTTCCTGGTTTGAATAACGGTATTATTGCTGCTAATGTTGTGGCCGCAAATGAAGTTGATCGTTATATGCGATACCCATCACATTATGTAACGGTTCCCAGTGACAATCCTGGTGATGGGCTGTTTGTGCAAAACAGCGAAACAGCGATTGATAAGTGGCGTATTGTCTCGCAAGCTTTGAAAGTCACATTGATTAACAATAGTGACGAAAATGACGGTTGGTGGGAGTCAAGTCGCGTTCAACTTTCAAGCGATGAAGTATTTCAGTTGAGAGCCACATCGGATGGGAATGTTGTTGGGAGCACGTCTAGTGCAACAACTCTTCCTGGAATTGACATTAACAGGCAATTGGTCGAGAACCCAACGTATGTTACAGGGAAGTTGCGGGATATTCATAAGCACGCATTTCAATTGGCACCGCAAGGTGCTGATCACGATTTTCAAGAGCTTCGGTCTGTTATTGATGCTTCATTAACTACCGCTGATACAAAAATTCTCGACCCTAATTACGACGCAATATATTTGCGCATTCACGCCCGTGGTGGTACCACACCCACGCGGCTTATGCTTCATGTCGTATCTAATCAGGAGGTTGTCTACGACGAAGGTTCAACTTTAGTTCGTTATCATTCGGAGACGCAGATGACACCCCTGTTTCAAACCGCGAAGCGCAGAGCAGTTTCAACCAACAGCAAAAGTGCTCGCAGGAAGCTAAATGTTTCAAGTTAACGCATAAAAATGAATTTTAATACACAAAAAACACGTGCGAAAGCGCAATTCCTTTCTAATAGGTGGAGGAATGAACGACAAAGTGCCTCCAGCGCTATTAGGGGTGGCCGCGCTGCTGATGTCAAGCGCGTTGTTGCTAACAAATCTTTTGATAATTTTGCAAATAAAGCGTACAAGGCAAAGCGTGGATACGCTTTGCGTGTTAATCCGAAAACTGGGGAGAAGGAAATGTTTGTCAGAGGAACCACGTTCAGACGAGGCGGTGTCGAGTGGTTGCAAAACATTGTGGAATCCCCAATGTCCTCCATGGTTGGAGGGCTCGGATCCACCATCTCTGGTGACGTTTCAAGACATTTCAGACGCAAGTACTCTAAGTTCTTGACAGGCGTAGCCAGAAAGAATAAGGTTGACGTCGTTTATGGTCATTCGCGAGGTGCAGCAGTCATTCAAGATATGAATGTACCTGATGCTACAAAATTAGCTTTGGATGGTGCCACTATCTTAAATAAAGTGTCGACCGTTAGGAACTATCGTCAAAACCAGTGGTTTGACCGTTTTATCGGTTATAACAACCGTTATACGATAGCTGAGCGGGATCGAACACCTATATATAAAAAAAGATACCATCGTGTGTGGCAACCGTAAAATAAATTTAGCAGGACTGGTTACATGTAAAAACAATACAAACATCCATAAAAAAGCGTCCGACAGGACAAGACATGCCTGGTGCCAAACATTGGTGCTTTACTTTGAACAACTATACAGTTGTTGATGTCGAAAGGTTACGTGGATTGGAAGCTAACCAATCTGTATCGTATTGCGTGTTTGGAAGAGAGATTGGTGACTCCGGCACCCCACACCTCCAAGGTTTCGTCTCTTTTCTCACCCGTAAAACGCGTGCGGCCGCTGTTGCTCTTCTCGGCCAAGCTCACTTTACTGTCGCCCGCCAAGTTGCGCAGTCCATCGAGTACTGTAAAAAGGACGGTGACTTCGAAGAGGTTGGCCAACCGCCGTCTACATCGCAGGGGCAGCGTTCTGATCTTGACGCCTTTAAAGAAGACGTTGTTCAAGGAAATCTAGATTTGAAAAGTTTGAGGTCCTTACACAGTGACGTTTACGCTCGGTTTCCCAGATTTTGCATTGAATTCGTCCTTGATCATCAACCCAAACCCGATTTGCCTGCGCATCCGCTCAGGCCGTGGCAGCAACAGTTGTTTGACGACCTACTATTGCCGCCAGATCCAAGGAAGGTGGTTTTCCTCGTTGATATCCAAGGCAACTCAGGGAAAACTTGGTTCTCGCACTATTTTTGCAACCAGGATGTCAGACCCGCACAGGTACTCCTCCCAGGCAAGAAGGCAGATATGTCGTACGCGCTTGATAGTACGACGACTGTCCTCTTTGTCGACGCACCGCGTTCCAAGCAGGGCGAGTATTTGCAATACGACTTTCTCGAAGAAGTCAAGAACGGCTATGTTTTTAGTTCCAAATATGAGAGTCGTTTGAAAAGGTTAAATCCCTGCCATGTCGTTGTGTCGATGAATGAAGAGCCTGATCTCACAAAATTGAGTTTTGATAGATACGACATACGACGTTTGACGGATAATTTAATAGTCAATTAAAATGACTACTCTGCCGCAATTGCCTACGTCTATACTTGTGCGCATTGAAGCGTTCCGTAGACAAGCTTCTTATGACGCTGCTTTACGAGTCCTTAGGTCTAAGTCACAAGAATTAGCCATCAGAACGGCTCGCGGTAATCCTTTGCCTATTGCTATATTGCGTAGCATTATTAATCCTCCTG